CTATAGCTATTGTTAAGATAGATAGAGATAAATGGTGGGTTAAAGATATACTACATGGAAGATGGGGTATTAAAGAGACAGCTACTAAGATTCTTAAAGCTGCTGAGATATGTGAAGCTACAACTGTAGGTATAGAGACTGGTTCTTTAAAAAATGCTATCATGCCTTACCTAGAAGATGAGATGAGAAGTCAAAATAGGTTTGTACATATAGATGAACTACGACATGGTGGTAAAAAGAAGACAGAACGTATAACATGGTCACTACAAGGTAGGATGGAGCATGGACAAATAAGCTTTAATGAAGATAGAGAATGGAAATACTTTACCTCACAGATGTTAGACTTCCCTAATCACCTATCACATGACGATTTACTGGATAGCCTTGCTTATATAGACCAAGTATCCATAGCAGACTTCGCATACTCCATAGATTTAGACGAAGATTGGGAACCTGAGGATGAAATAGCAGGATATTAGGTAATTTCACACATAGTTCTACACAACTACCTGAAATGTGCTATACTCCTTTAAATTACCTACGTTAGTGGAGCTATTCCTATAGATGTTTGATGATAAAGAAACTAAATACCAAGCTTTAGCTGGATGGCTGTCTTATAGACTAGAAGGCTGGAGAACACACAGAGATACCAACTACGTAACCAAGTGGGATGAGTATTATCGTCTATGGCGTGGTACATGGTTACAAGAAGATAGGACACGTACCTCTGAAAAGTCTAGAATTATAGCACCAGCACTACAACAAGCAGTTGAGTCTGCTGTTGCGGAGTTAGAGGAAGCTACATTTGGTCGTGGTAAGTGGTTTGACATTAAAGATGACCAATTAGACGAAGACCCTAGCGATGCTGAGTATGTTCGTAACCTATTACAAGAAGACCTAGAGAAGACAGGCTGTAAAGATGCTATATGTGAAGTATTCATCAATAGTGCTATATACGGAACAGGTATTGGAAAGATAGTTGTTGAACAAAACGTAGAGCGTTCCCCTGTTGAAGTACCTATCGAAGGTACAGGTGCTACTACTCGTCAATTAGTAGAGTATCCATCAATAGATGTAATGATACAACCTATATCTCCTAAAGAATTCCTTATAGACCCTTCTGCTAATAGCATTAATGAAGCATTAGGTGTTGCCCATGAAGTAATCAAACCTCGCTACCATGTAGTTGAAGGTATTAGAGCAGGTATATATAGAGATGTACCTCTTGATGGTGATTATGATACAGTTACATTTGGTTACGACCCTGAGACTAAGCAAGCAGATGAGTCTGATTCAGTTAAGATAACAGAGTACTGGGGTAAAGTACCTAAACGATTCCTTAAAGCTAGTAAAGATAAAGACGACTTTGAGTATACAAAGAAAGATGAGTTAGTTGAAGCAGTAGTTACTATTGTTAATGACTCACATATACTAAGAGTAGAACAAAACCTATTCCTTATGGAAGATAGACCTTTCATATCATATCAACATGACATTGTTCCTAATAAATTCTGGGGTAGAGGAATTTGTGAGAAAGGATACAACAGTCAGAAAGCATTAGATGCTGAGATGAGAGCTAGAATTGATTCATTAGCTTTAACGACAACGCCAATGATGGCTGCGGATGCTACAAGACTACCTAGAGGTGTTAAGTTTGAGGTTAGACCGGGTAAAACTATACTTACTAATGGTTCACCTAGAGATGCTATCATGCCTTTAGACATGGGTACTACTGACCCTTCTACATTCCAACAAGTTCAAAGCTTACAGGCTATGATTCAGATGGGTACGGGTAGTTCTGATGTAGGTACTGGTAATAGAGAGACAGCTAGTGGTATGTCAATGCAGCAAAGTGCTGCTATTAAGAGACAGAAGCGTACTCTTATGAATTTCCAGAATACATTCCTTGTGCCTATGATACAAAAGTCTCTATGGCGTAAGATACAGTTTGATGTAGAAAGATATCCTGTTAATGATTATAAATTTATACCCTATTCTACTATGGGTATAATGGCAAAAGAATTAGAGATGACTCAGATGGTTGCGATGTTACAATCAATACCAAAAGACTCACCTGCTTTTGATGTAATCCTAGTAGCATTGTTCCAAAACTCTAGTATCCATAATAGAGACCAGATAGTACAGTCTCTACTGCAAGGACAACAGCCTGATGAAGGACAAGAAGAGTTAGAGAACATAGGTAATGAACTACAGATACAACAGTTACAAGCTGAGATACAAAAGACTCTAGCTGAAGCTGAAGAAGAAAAAGGTAGAGCTATATTACATCAAGCACAAGCTGCTATGGCAATGCCTAATGAGATAAAGGTAGAGAAAGAGATTATTGATTTACAAAAAGATGCTTTATCTATAGATAAGATGAAGTCAGATATAGCTAATCAACAATCTGAGACTCAAAGAAATATTCCTGAGATGGAACACCTTAAATCAGAGACTATATTAAATCTAGCTAAGGCTAGAGAAGCTGGCACTAAATCAGCTATCAGTACAAGAGTACAATAATGCCTAAGACTGATGAACAGTTTTTAAAAGATAGATTAGATATGTTTGAAACCGAAGGATGGAAAGACTTGGTAGCAGACATGAAAGTTACTGAAGAGAATGTCGTAGATATACGCAGTCTTGAAAGTGAGAAAGACCTATTCCATGCGAAAGGTCAGTTGCAAATTCTAAGACAGTTAAATAGTTTAGAAGATGCAACAAAACTAGCGGTAGAACAATCCTCCTTGTAGGACTCTACCAAATATAACTTCACAACCCTACGGGGCGGAGACCAAAATGAGTATAGTAGTAGAAGAAGCACCTTTAGGTGACACACAGGTAACAGAAAATCAAGAAGTAGAAGCACAAGAAACTCAACAGGATTATGATATCCAAACAGAAACACAAGTTGAGATAACAGAACCAGAATCTACACTTCCTGAGAAGTATGCTGGAAAGACACTAGAAGACGTTATTGAGATGCACCAAAATGCTGAAAGAGTATTAGGTAAACAAGGAATGGAAGTTGGACAACAACGTAAACTCATTGAAAGTTTGTCAGCAAATCAATATCAAGCTCCGGAAGCTAGCCAACCGAAAGAAGAACCAGTGCCATTTGAGGAACAGTTCTATGCTGACCCTGCTAACGCAGTTAACTCAGCTATAGAAAATCATCCTGACATGGTGGAAGCTAGAGAGATTAGAGTTAAACAAAATCAATCATATCAGACAGCTCAGTTAGAGTCTGCTCACCCTGATTTTAAAACTATAGTTGAAGATAAAGGCTTTCAAGACTGGATTGGAGCAAGCAAGATACGACAAGAGATATTCCGTGCTGCTGACTCTTATGACTTTGATTCTGCTAATGAATTGTTTTCTACATGGAAACAACTCAATCAAGTAGATACCACAGCTAAAGTAAGAGCTGCTGAGAAAGTTAAAAGAGAGAAAGTATTACGTAAGACTACCTCTGAAACACGCTCTTCAGGAGATTCTGTAGGTGGAAAGAAGGTTTACCGTAGAGCTGATTTAATCAATCTACAGGTAACAGACCCTAGACGATACGAATCGTTAGCTGATGAAATTCAGCAAGCATACGTAGAAGGTAGAGTTAAATAATCATTTATATAAAGGAGAAGTAAAATGGCTTTAGGTTCAAATCAAGTCACTTTGGCTGTCGCCAATAACTTCATTCCGGAACTATGGTCCGATGAAGTTATAGGTGCGTACAAGTCAAATTTAGTAGTAGCTAATTTAGTTACTAAGCTGGCTCATAAAGGTAAGAAAGGTGATTCAATTCACATTCCTGTACCTGCAAGAGGCTCAGCAAGTGTCAAAGCTGCAAACACTCAAGTTACATTAAGTGCTGCAACTAACACTAAACTCACAGTAACAATCGATAAGCACTATGAATATTCTAAGCTAATCGAGGATATTGCAGAGGTACAATCACTCGCTTCAATGCGTAAATTCTACACAGATGATGCTGGCTATGCTTTAAGTAAGCAAGTGGACAATTCAATCTTTGGAACTGCGCAAAACCTACAAGGTGGAGCAGAGACAGGAGATTGGGATGATGGTGGTACTGTATTTGGAACGTGGACTAAAGCGAAATTCTTTTCGACTGGTGCTACAACGCTTACAGACTATACAGAAGCTAGTTCTACACCTATCGCTATCGAAGATGGTGGTATCCGTGGAATGATTCTTTTACTAGATAATGCTGATGTTCCTATGGACAATCGTGCATTAATTATCCCACCTGTAGCAGCGAATGACTTGCTTGGAATCAACAGATTCACTGAGCAACAGTTCATTGGTTCTGGTGATGCAATTAAGACTGGTAAGATTGGTTCAATTTATGGTGTTGATGTTTACATCTCATCTAATTGTCCTACTACTGGTGATGCAGTCAATGTTGGTGGTAATAATACTGACCGTGTTGGTATGATGCTTCACAAAGATGCTCTAGTATTTGCTGAACAAGTTGGTGTTCGTTCACAAACTCAGTACAAGCAAGAGTATTTAGGTGATTTGTTTACTGCTGATACTATTTATGGAATTGGTACACTTCGTGAAGATGCCGGTGTGAACTTTGTAGTTCCAGCTTAATAGTTAGTTAGGCGTAACCCTTTCTTCGGAGAGGGTTATTACAAACTGATTATGCACAAACTTAAGAGAAGACTTCGTAAGAAAGACAAAGCTATTGAATACTTAGGTGGCTGTTGTTGGAGATGTGAGGAAGTATTTGATAGAGAGCTTTATGACTTTCATCATATGAATCCCTCTAATAAGAAGTACGAATGGGGTACTATGAAAGATTATAGGTGGGAAACTATACAAAAAGAATTAGATAAATGTGTTTTACTTTGTTCTAATTGCCATAGACTAGCACATAAGGAGATGTTACAACATGCCAATATATGAATACAAATGTAAGAATGAACATGTGTTTGATGAGATTTGTTCAATGTCAGAAAGAACAGTAAAGAAAGACTGTCCAGATTGTAATGAGAAAGGAAGTTGGGTTATGGCTGTACGCACAACACGACCTCATTTTGGGAATGAAGACACTCTTTGGAATATGAGAGAAAGTAAACGATTAGGGAAGGATGATTTTAATGGACATATTTGAAGACACTTGCGACCATGATACTATTGAAACTTTAGAGTTAGATAGATTTAAAGCTAAAGTAAAGGAAGTATGGCAGCGCATGTTACAAGAAGCTTATGCTAATAATCCTCCTGAAGATATGGATGAAGCACATTACATGGAACATAATGCTTTAAAGTTTGCAGATGAACCAGAAGAAGCTAATGAAGCAGATAATCTACTGGCAATGCTTGAAGATTTATTAGACCCTAAAGAAGAATTAGAAGATGTATCATCTGGAGGTAAAGCACCTTCTTATGGTTCTTCTTCACTTAAATCAAACAACGAATCAGGTAAGACAGAGGCAACTAATTATGAATATAAACACTCAAATACAAAAACTCCAAGCGACTCTCGTTCTGGAGGTAAAGGTGGCACGTATGAGGGTACGCCATCTGGTTCAATTTCTAAAAGAAAAGATGCAAGAGTTATTAGAAGCTTCTCACCAATTGCTCAAAGCTTTAAAGAAGAGTTAATAGCTTTAAAAGAAAGACAAGCTATTGGTAAAAGAAGGCAGTTGTTTAGATGATGAAAAAGTTTCATTGGAAAAAGAAAAAAACTATTGCTATGCTTATAAATAAAAAGCAATGGCAAAGAGAGTTTGACCCTCTTGAAACTTATGCAACAGAAATATTAATGGAGCATTTAACTAAACATTGGCTAGTTGTAGAATCCTCTAATCCAGCAGCACCAACATATATTATTACGGAGTAATTAATGGCACAAACTAAACTATCAGATTTAACAGCATTAACCACACCAGATGGTGCAGAAGAGTTATATATTAATGATGGTGGTACTTCCAAAAAGATTACTATTGCTAATGCAATCATAGCAGGAACAGGTATAACAAAGTCTGGTGCTACTATATCTGCTGCTCCTGTAGCATTAACTTCAATTCAAGTTGCAGCGAATCAAACAGCACACTTAGCATTAACTGCAGAAGAAGGTGATGTAGTTGTACGCTCTGACGAAAGTAAAACTTATATGCATAATGGTGGTTCAGCAGGAAGTATGTCTGACTATACACTTATGGCAACACCTACAGATTCTGTAACAAGTGTAGTAGGACAAACAGGCGTAGTATCTACAGCACAGATTAAAACCGCATTAGAAAATGGAATAGATAGTGTTCACTATGTTGATGGAAGTATTGATACTGACCACATAGGTGATGACCAAGTTACTGCTGCTAAACTAGCTAACTCAATCAACACAGCTATAGCAGCTAATACAACTAAGACAGGAATAACATCTGGTCAAGCCAGTGCTATTACTGCTAATACAGCCAAGGTAAGTAATGCTACACACACTGGTGATGTAACAGGTAGTACAGCATTAACTATTGCAGTTGATGCAGTAGACATAGCAATGCTAAGTGCTACAGGAACAGCATCCTCTACAACTTATTTAAGAGGTGACAACGCTTGGTCTACAGTAGATGCACTACCTTCACAGGGTGGACACTCTGGTAAATTCTTAACTACAGATGCATCAAGTGCTTCTTGGGCTACCTTAGACACAGATGCTAACGAAACAACTAAAGGTTTATACGAACACGCACATACAATAGCAGCCAACTACTCAATTACAAGTGGTAATAATGCTATGTCTGCTGGTCCTGTAACCATAAATTCATCCATAAGTGTAACCGTACCATCGGGCAGCACTTGGGTAATCGCATAGGAGTATTAGATGGCTAAAGTAAAAATACAAGGACACGCATCAGGAAGTGGTGTCTTTACAGTAACTGCTCCTAATAGCAATACAGATAGAACACTAACACTACCTGATAATACTGGAGCATTGCTTACAAATTCTGATAGCTTACCAGCAGCTAACCTAACAGGAGATATTGCTTCAGCAAGATTAGCTTCTGTTCCAGCTGGTAACTTAACAGGCACAGTTGCAGATGCTAGATTCCCAGCTACATTGCCAGCAGCAAGCGCAACCAATTTAACAGCTATACCCGCAGCTAACATTACTGGAACATTGCCAGCTATAAGCGGAGCTAACTTAACTAGTATTCCAGTAACAGGTTTGACATCACAACAAGTATTTACTTCAAGTGGTACTTGGACTAAACCTACTGGCATAACTAAAATTAAAGTTTATATAACAGGTGGAGGCGGTGGCGGAGGTTCAGCTTCTTCAACTTCTTGGCAACAATGGACTGCTGGTGGAGGTGGTGGTGGTGGAACAGCTGTAGAGATAATTGATGTAACTTCTGTATCTAGTGTTGCTGTAACTATTGGTGCTGGTGGTGTATCTAATAATGTTAATGTCTCATCTACTGCTGGCGGTACATCTTCTTTTGGCTCATATTGTAGTGGTTATGGAGGAGCACAGGGTGCTGCTCAAAACGTACCCGGTCAAGGTAATAATGGTACTGGTGGAGATTATTCTATTTGGGGAGATAGCGGTACTAAAAACCACGTACACACATCAACTTGGTTTTATGGCGGAAAAGGTGGAGCCTCTCACTTTGGTAATGGAGCTTCTGGAACTACCCAAAACGGAAATCAAGGTGGTGGCGGTCAAGGTGCTAGGTCTTACAATGCTGGCGGTGGCTCTGATGGAACTAATGGCGGTGCTGGTTTTTGTTTAGTAGAGGAGTACAAGTAATGAAAGCATTAATATCTGGAAGTAAAGTAATAGATGTTGTAGAAACTGAATTTGAAGTTCACTCGTCTTTGACTTGGATGGATTGTCCTGATGATTGTTTAGCACAATCTTGGACACTCGTAGATGGAGTTTTAACTGCTCCAGCAGCACCAGCAGCATTAACTTACGACATGGCAAGACTGTCAGAATACCTACAATTAAATCAAGATGAGATGAGGTTTGATGATATAACTAATAGCACAACAACTTGGGTAGACGCTATTAATGCTATTAAAGCAGCACACCCTAAACCATAGGAGTAACAAATGGCAATAGTAATTAATGGAAGTGGCACAGTAACAGGACTAGCAGTCGGTGGACTTCCTGATGGAACAGTTGATGCTGGTACTCTA